GCGGCGGGGCGGCTGATGACGCAGCCAAACACCCACCGAATCCCATAACCCGATGACCACCACCCCTACCCCCACCGCCGCAAAGAAAGCCGCCCCGAAAAAAATTTCCAATGATTTGGTGGCGAATAACCCTTTTGTCGAATTCGTCAAGCTCTACAAGAATAACCCTGTCCTGTTTGTCCGAGAGGTGTTGAACACCGAGCCTGACCAGTGGCAAATTGAATTCTTGAACCACATTGCGCAAGGCAACCGCCGCATCTCTGTCAGATCAGGCCATGGCGTTGGCAAGTCCACCGCGGCCAGCTGGGCGATGATTTGGTACTTGTTCTTGCGCTTTCCTGTCAAGGTGGTGGTGACAGCACCGACCAGCTCACAGCTCTACGATGCCCTATTTGCCGAGGTCAAGCGTTGGGTGAAGGTACTGCCACCGATGCTGGCTGAACAGCTTGATGTCAAGCAAGACCGTATTGAGGTGATTGGCGCAAACGAGGAAGCGTTCATCTCTGCCAGGACAAGCCGCGCCGAGCAACCCGAAGCCCTGCAAGGGGTGCACAGCGATCATGTGATGCTGGTGGGGGACGAAGCCAGCGGTATACCTGAGAAGGTGTTTGAGGCGGCCAGCGGCAGTATGTCGGGACATAACGCTGTGACGCTACTGCTGGGCAATCCTGTGCGTTCCAGCGGATTCTTCTACGACACCCACAATCGGTTGGCGGGTGACTGGGTGACGATGAAGGTGAGTTGCGCGGACTCGCCAAGGGTCAGTGAGGCGTACATTGACGAGATGAAGGCGCGTTACGGTGAGGAGTCCAACGCCTACCGCATCCGCGTGCTGGGTGAGTTTCCCAAGTCTGACGAAGACACGGTGATACCGATGGAATTGCTGGACTTGGCGATGAATCGGGATGTTGAGGCTTCTCCCTATGCCACCTTGGTGTGGGGTTTGGATGTGGCACGCTTTGGCTCGGACCGTTCCGCATTGTGCAAAAGGCGCGGGAATGCGGTCATTGAACCGATCAAGACTTGGAAGAATCTGGATTTGATGCAGCTCACAGGTGCGGTGGTGGCTGAGTACGAGATATTGCCGCCAAGCGAGAGGCCGTCAGAGATATTGGTTGACTCGATTGGACTTGGCGCTGGTGTTGTTGATCGGTTGCGGGAATTGAATCTGCCAGCGCGTGGGATCAATGTGGCTGAGAGTCCTGCCATGGGCACGATCTACCGTAATTTGAAGGCCGAGCTTTGGTACAAGGCCAAGTCGTGGCTGGAGGCGCGGGACTGTCGTCTGCCAAAGGATGAGCTGCTGGTGGCTGAGTTGGCGACCGTGAGGTATATGTTCACCTCCAACGGCAAGATTCAGATTGAGAGCAAAGACGACATCAAGAAGCGGGGCTTGGCCTCACCTGACAAGGCTGATGCGTTTTGTCTCACCTTTGCATCAGATGCTGTGATCGGCATGATGGGGTCAAAGGCGAGCACGAAGTGGAGTCAGCCGTTGAAAAGAAACCTCTCGCGGGTTGCATAATTGCGTTATGCGTCAACACGCATGGGGATTGTTCCTAGGTACTATTTGGAATAGTCACCAGCCGTGTTGGTGAAAGCGGATGCTGCGTGTGTTTCTTCCTTTGACACTTTGCACAGCAGTACAGTGGGCAGTGCAGCGAATAGCCAACAACCTAATTCAAGGAGCATTCAGATGAAGATGACCAAGGCACAGAAGAAAGTCGGCAAGGTAATGGGCGAGTACAAGTCTGGCACATTGCACTCTGGCAAGGGCGGCAAAGTCGTCAAGAATCCCAAGCAGGCCATCGCCATCGCGCTGTCCGAAGCCAAGATGCCCATGCGCGGTGCGCGTACTGCGAAGAACATGAAGACCAAGGGGATGCGCTGATGGCTACCTTAAAGCGCACCATGGATCAGGCCATGGATCAGGACGAGGGTTACGAGGATGAGGGCGAGAATTGTCCAGTGGCAACGCAAGACATCACGCTGAACTTGAAGAATCGCGGCAAGGCAATAGCGTCTGCGAACTACGGTCCTGAGAATCCCAAGTTGCCCAACAAGCAGTATTGGATGGAGATGGCTGATGAGTGGGGCGTTGACGCTGAAGACGCGAAGATGAGCCGATGCGGGAACTGTGCGGCGTTTGATCAGGAAGAGTCAATGCTTGAGTGCATTGCCAAGGGCATTGGCGATGAGGGCGATCCTTGGGGCATGATTGACGCAGGTGACTTGGGCTACTGCGAAATATTCGACTTCAAGTGCGCAGCCAGCCGTACTTGCTCGGCTTGGATCGTCAAGGAAGAGGAAGAAGAGCAAGAGCCTGAGTCACTGCTGACCATCAAGATTGGAATGAAAGATGAAGACTAAGCCTGGCCTCTATGCCAACATCCACGCCAAGCAAGCCAGAATCAAAGCTGGCTCTGGCGAGAAGATGAACAAGGTGGGATCAAAGGCAGCACCATCTGCTGCCGACTTCAAACTGGCGGCCAAGACCGCCAAGAAGAAGCCAAAGAAGTGATCTCCCCCATATGCATCAGCACAGTCACTGGCAAAGGTTTGCGGGTGATGCTCACAAGCATCGCCGAGTATTGTCCCGAAGTGCCTGTGTATTTGCGCGGTCCAGAGTCCATTATTGGCGGCTTTGACGCTGACCTGAAAATCTTTGGTGCACCGCACAATTTCGGTCTTGATTACAACGAGATCATTGACAGAGCCTTTGCCGATGGGTTTGAGTCAGTGATCTGCGCCAACGATGACATTGTGCTGACACCCACCAGCTACCGACTGCTGATGGAGGATGTCCGTCAGTTGAAAGAGGAGACTGGCGAGCCTGTGGGTTGGGTTTCTGCGCGTTGCGATGCGGCCAGACCTGTGCAAAATGTGAGAAGCAATCCGTTTAATCAGGAGCTGTACTACTTCAAGTACCCCTATGAGGACGCAATTGTGCCGCTGGAATGCCCATCCCCTATCTTTGCATGGATTGGCGCTGATGCGTGGAGTGCGGCTGTATTTCCTCCGCTGAATTGGTATTCCGATGATGTGCACTGCGAGGATTTGCGAGCCGCAGGCTTTCACCATTACCTGAGTCGGTCTTATGTGCACCACATTGGCAGCCAAACGATTGGCTTAGATGGCAACCGACTCATTCAGCAGGCCATGCCGTGGCTGCGTAAACACCGACCTGAATATGCAAAACAGTGGTTTGACACTTAATCTGGGGTCAGGCAAGGACTACAAGCCTGATTGCGTGAATGCTGACATTCGCCATGATGTTGGCGCTGATTGGGTTGTGGATATTGGTGCGCCAATGCAGATCGACCGTCAGTTTTCCAAGATCATTGCCTTTGATGTGCTTGAGCACATACCTGATTTGCAGCAGGCAATGACCAACTGCCGCGATTTGCTGGAGATGGGTGGCGAGATGCACATTCATGTGCCGTATGACTTGAGCCTTGGCGCGTGGCAAGACCCGACTCATGTGCGTGCGTTCAACGAAAAGTCGTGGGTGTACTACTGCGATTGGGCGTGGTACTTGGGCTGGAAGGGCAGTCGGTTTCATCTTTCGCACTTGGAGATGCGTCTCAGTGAGTACGGTGCAAGCCTAAAATTGCCGCAAGAGGAAATACTGCGACTGCCCAGAGCAGTTGACTCCATGTATGTGATTTTGAAGAAAGTGCCCTATGAAGACACCAGCGTGGCAGCGTAGTGAAGGTAAAAATCCCAAAGGCGGCCTGAATGCGAAGGGACGCGCCAGCGCCAAAGCCGAGGGCATGAATCTGAAACCGCCAGTCAAGAGTGGCGACAACCCGCGCAGGGCATCATTCCTTGCGAGAATGGGCAATATGCCTGGACCAGAGTACAAGGACGGCGAGCCAACGCGCTTGCTGTTGAGTCTCAAAGCGTGGGGCGCGTCAAGTAAGGCCGATGCCAAAGCAAAGGCAAAAGCCATATCTGCAAGGAACAAGAAATGATCAACGACATGAACATCAGCACCGACATGGCGGCCATTGAGCCGATGGACGACACCGAGTTGCAAGGAATTGTGGCGGGCGAGTTGGAGGATGCTGTCAGCTACATTGATGCCGATGTCTCTCCCATCCGCGCCAAGGGCACTGAGTACTACCGCGGTGACCCTTTTGGCAACGAAGAAGATGGGCGAAGCCAAGTCGTGGCCATGGAAGTGCGCGACACAGTGTCAGCGATGCTGCCAAGCCTCATGCGTGTGTTTTTCAGCACCGAGAATGTCGTGGAATTTGTGCCTCGCGGCCCTGAAGATGTGACAGGCGCACAGCAGGCGACTGACTACGCCAACTATGTCTTCACCAACGACAACAACGGTTTCATGACCACCTATGCGTTGTTCAAAGACTCGCTGGTGCGTAAGTGCGGCATCGCCAAATACTGGTGGGACGAGGTTGAAGAGGTCAAGATTGACGAGTATTCGGGACTCGATGACCAGACCGTACAGGTACTGATGCAAGAAGGCGCAGAGGTCAAGATCGTTGTCAGCTACCCAGAGCCAGGCGCGATGCCACAAATGGACTTGACCACTGGTTTGCCCATGCCTGTGCCGATGGTTCACGATGTGCAGATCAAGCGCACCACCAAAGATGGGCGCATCCGCATCATGGCTGTGCCGCCAGAAGAACTGATCATTGACCGCAGAGCGCGTTCCTTTGAGGATGCAGGCATCATCGCCCACCGTCAAATGGCCACTGTGGACGATTTGCTGAAGATGGGCTATGAGTTGGAGGAGATTGAGGAGAACATCTCCAGCACCGACTTGGACAGCAATGACGAGTATTTGGCGCGTCAGCCACTCTCCACCACCATGGGTGCG